CTTAAATTTAAGATAATAGATAAGGCCACGCCGAAGATCGACGTGACCAATATCGCTAATATGATTGCAACCCCGATGTAGATATGGGCCGCTGCTGCTTGGCTGTAGATCATGTAACCGCCTCCCAATAGCGCGGGGCTGTGCCCGGGATCATCATACTGCTGGATGCAGATTGCAGGCATCGATAGATGTGCCCGTTGTAGCTGTAATACAGCCCCTCCGTAACCGACATTAGGTGACGGTATGGGATCGGGTTATTGCTGTGCCCCTCTGCCCATTCGAGTGCGGCAATCGCGTCGAAGATCGCCATTGCGGCGGCGTCAACTTCCTCCTGCCGGTCAACTGTGGGCTTCGCATTGAGCAGCGCTTGTGCCGCGGCAACAGCGGCCTCGACGCCGGAGAAGTCCTTGTAATCAGATGGTGTATATTGCGCCACCATGCCGATGGCCATCTCCAGCATCTCGGTATCCGCATAGGAAACATCCGCATTATCTCGTGCTCTTACGCGCAGCAGATAATTACCACCTACGGGCACCCGCTTAGGGGTTAATTGCACATCCTCAATGACAATCACACACGATCACCCCCGCAGTTGTCTTGTAAATCTCCGGCCCGATCGAGCAGGTTAGCAGCAGGTGGTGCCGTCCCGGATTGTCTACGGTCAGCATAAACGTAAGTAAATTACCCTCTGACACCACGCAAGACCCCTGCCCGACAACCTCTCCATAAAAATCATGCAGCTCCCAGGTCGCCGACTGTACCATTACCTTTGCGCCCGGATCGCACCCATAGATGCGCACGCGCTGCTGCCTGCGCTCGCCCGGCATCAGCCGGATTGTTGGCCCATCCATCTAACATCCCTCCCAATCTGCACAATATCCCGCGTCCCACGCCGCGTTGTATCCCGGCATCCAGTCCAGCAGATAATCCCCATCCTGCCACGCAAACCGGATACCGGTTATATCCACCGTCATTAATACAGTGGCGTAATAGGTGCTGTTGCCTGCTGCGTCCCAGGCCCGCAGGGTGACGTAGTACGTGCCATCCTCCAAGTCAGGAGGCACTTGCGCCGCCCAGTAGCCATCCTCACTACGGGCAAACACAAGGGCATGGTTATCAGCCATGCCCTCAATGCGCGTAATCATATCAATCCTCCACCTTGACGCGGATCTCAAACGGTGCTCCAACGTGCACACGGTCGGTCACGCCGATGACCTCAACAATGCGCGGCGGGGTGGTGTCCAACACAACATTGCGGGTAATCTCGGCCTCAAGGCCGGTCGCGTCGACCACCTTGACCTTGATGACGTTGGCCCCCTCCTGCATGTGGGAGGGATTGGCGCTGACCGCAAACGCACCCGTCTGGCCGTCCACTGTAACTGGCCCCTGGTCGTGCCCATTGACGGTGACAGTCAGGGTGACGGATGTCAGCTGATCATCCGACGTGATGCCCGTAATCTGCACCGCCGCCTGGTTGGTTACAAGACCCTCCGCAGGTGAGGACAGGCTAATGGTCGGCGCGGTGACTGCGATGGTGCAGGTGATTGACGCCTGATCCGCTGCATTGCCGTCCTTATCGGACACGCTGATTGTGATCGTCGTGCTGCCCTCCGGCAAGGCATCCGGCACAGCGTAGGAGAGATCATATCCGCCCTCTACTGGTGTCAGAGTAAGCCCCGGCGCGCCCTGTGTGATCTTGCTGCCGCCGTTAATACGCAGGTCAAGAGTGGCGGGATCAACGCCGCTATCGTTGTCCCGCAGCTGGGCGGTAATGGTCGGGGTGCAGGTATTGATCCGGCTGTCGTTAGAGGGATAGGTGATGGTGACGGTGGGCTTAACGCTCTCGTAGGATTGCAGGCGGAGTTGTGCGCCCCACGTACTATCATCCTGATTGACAGTGGTCTCATTGCCTGCGTCGTCAGTGGCGATAATCTGTACGCCATAGCAGCCGCCCGGCAAATTGGCGGAGGATAGGGCGGGCGCGGTGCCGGAGAGGGTGTAATACCCGTCATCCGATAGGGTCAGGGTGTAGGTTTGGCCGCCGATTGCGGCCTTGATGGTTGCGATTGACATTGGTTAGTCCTCCTTATGACACGCCGATAGCGATATATGATAAGGTAACGCTTGATACTATCGTTGATGCTGTCGAGGTAAGCGTGATACTCTGTGGGTGGGTAGTCGTTGGCCCGTTGCTGTCTACCGTCACCCAATATGGGCCATTGCTGCCGACCGATAGTGATATGATACATTTTGGGGCATAAGAAAACGCCTTTGGAAAATCGCTAAAATACAGTCTGCTACTGGTATAGCACCCCGCATTTGGAGCGTTTGTAATTGCAACATTTGACCACGTCTTGGAGGCCGCGCAAATGTGCATACCGCCACCAAACGTAATATAGATATTACCGTCGGATGGATCGCTGCAAGCCGCAGGTGATTGCCAATTGCTCCAATATCCATTTTGAGGGGTGTGTATACAGGTATAGGTGATACCGCTGATTTGCGACGTATAGCGCTGCATAATGGCCAGCGTTTGCCCCGTTTTGGCGCTATGATTGTACTCGATTACCTCTAGCATCCCAGGGGACATCTCCGGGCAATTATCTACGCTCATAGCGGTGGTTATGGTAGCAATATGGACGCGCTGCCCCGGCGTGATGTAGTTACGCAGGTTGTCGTAGTGTGGTACTGGCTCCTCCTGATCAACATAGATGATATCCGTAAGCATTGACGGCACCGCCCCCACATCCGCCGCCGTGGGCATCTGTGCGAGCTTGCCGCTGGCGTTTAGGGTGGCGATGCCGTTGGGTTGGGCCACACTGTCGTCGATTTCCTTCAACTTTGTATCTATAAGATCAGCGTTTCCGTTAAAATCATCGACGTTATAATAATCACCTTGTCCGGGTTTTTTTAGGTGCAAGTGTTCTGTTTCCGTCATTTGTAACCGCCTCGTTTCTAATCTGTTCATGAGTTTTTTCCGTAAGCTGATGGTGTGTAAATTGGATTAACTCCTCGTGCAGGACAAATAAAATGAGATAAGAATATTCCAAATGCGCAGGCTTTGTTTCTTCGATTGCCTGTGTTACATCGGATAAATTAGGCGGAACACCGATGGTGCTCAAAAATTTCACTTCAAACCGGTGTTCTGCTGGATATTCAAGGATATCTACTTCTCCGTTGTAAAAGCTTTCAATTGTGTTTTTTAGCATTGCCTTTGTGACCGTGCCTCCGCTGCGCAATTTGCTCAAGATTCGTGTTCTTCTATAGGAAATATCTTTTTCTTTTTCTGACTCAATCCCGACGCTTTCTTCCCACAGAGGAAGAGCCCAAGTCGCTGTGTCCACAAAGCATTGTTCTAGTAATTCTTCCAGATCACTCAGGGCGTGATCCACCGCTTGCCCAAAGGCTTTCTCAATAGCGCAAACTTCCTCGCTTTGATGATAATAATTAGGCATCTTTTCAACCAGATTCATGTGAGATTCACCGTCCCCAAAACCGGCACTTGCTTTTTCTCAATTATAAGATTAGTAATCTCCCCGTTTATTTTTAGGGTATTGTAATCCAGCACGCCTTCTATTCCGATGAGGATTGCGCCTACTGCGTTGATCGGTACTTCATAAACTTTTAACTCTGGATCTTCAAAATAAATCTTTGTCAGATTGCTAAGAAAAGGCTGCATTTTTTGAATCAAAATTTCTTTAACTGTAGATAATTCTACAAGTCCATTTAGCTTGACAGATGCACTAATATTCACAGCAATCGGTTGGGCGCTTTCTACGGTGACCAGCGCGCCAATTGGACGCTCCTGTTCAATATGTGCCAGCGTGCTTTCTACAATTTCGCTACTAACCGGCTCTTTATCCGGCCCAGCAATCAATATGCCAACTGTTCCTGGTCCATTTTCCAATGGCGTTACCTTTGCGCCACCGACGCCGTCTACTTCAAGCGCCCACATGATGTAGTGATATGCGTTCCCCGATGTAGCTGGGCGCCTTCTTAATAGATTTAACCTCTCCATTAGCGCTTCATCCGTTTCCTGATCAATCCCGCCTGTCGCCGCTTCATTTGTAACGCTTGTTAGACCCTCAATTACCTGATACTGCTCCGTAATACTTCCGTCCTCCACGTTTATATTGAGCACCGGGTTCAGCAGCCTCCGACGACGCCTGCGCTGTTCCATCCGCAATCCTTGCATCTTCCAGCGTTACAAATTCCAATCCTGTATTGGTAGTAAAGACGCTGCCGGTAGGCACGGAGGTTCCATCCTCGCCGGTAAATTGAAAAATTGCCCGCGCCTTAACACCTTCTTTTCGGACAATTCCATATTCTCCTGCCCGTCTATCGATGTATTCTCCGCTTGTCGCATCCACAAACGCAATTGGAATGAGGGCATTCATCGCCATGTAGAGGTTATAGATTGCGTTGGCAACCGGGGCTGTCAAATCGCTCACAAAGCTACCTTCCCTCGTATCAAGATTCGGTATCTTCGTAAGGATTTCTTCTCGGATATCATCCGGCGTCAAATCTTCATACATTGGTACTCACCTCACCATTCCCATAAATCGTTGAGATCCCGCATGAGAGCTCCATTCTGCCATCCTCGAACGATGCCGCGACATCCGCCACTCCCGTAATATACGGATTACAAAGCAGGCATTCTTCAAGATACCGTGCCGCCTCTGCCTCTTTCAGTTCTTTGGTATAAGGCTGGCCGATTAGTATTTCGATTTCGCAGCCGTATTCCTCTGAGTAGATTTCATATCGGTCCCTCTCCGTGCAGAGTGCACGCAGTACCCAACCGAGAACTGCCTCCTGGCCCTCTACGATAACAGGCGCGCCGTTTTTAAAGATCGGTTTATTTTCGCGCAAATCCCATTTGACATCCCGATATAGCGGGTATTCTGGATCTGTCTCTGCTTCCTCCGTATTCGGCTGCACCATTGGAAATATATCCATTACACGCTCACCACCTTACAAATCACGACAAAGCGTTGATCTCCGTCGAGGCAGGCAAGGAGGACACGTTCGCCTACTGAAAAGGCATTAATACTCTCGTTTTTTTCTATTGAATCTCGATCCTGTGGCGTACCCATCACATTGATTTTTAATGGTGAAGCGCTGATAACTTCGCCGAGGCGAAAGGCTGGTGTGTTTTGCTCCTGTACAGTGTTCCTTATGAGTTCAAGCATGGATGCAAACGGGTTATCCTGCATAAACGCTTCCTCCTTTTATGTAGGCTTATTGACATAGCTCCATGAGCTTCCACTGCCTTCTGATTTTTTGTTGCTCGAACTTCCTGCCTTGCTTTTACTGGCCTTTTCAATGGCACCCGCATCTTTTTCATCCATGAGATTTTTGAAATTCAGAACAAGTTTGATATAATATTGTCCGTTTTTCCAAGTGTGCGTGTCAGAATCGATGTAAAACAGGCCATAGATCCCGGTATATGGTTCTTGAACGACAACCGCATTTCCTGTGGTGCAACGAGTGTCCCCGATTCCGTTAACCGTTATCTTCTGTTCTAACGTCCCAGCATTCAATATCTCCTTGGCGCGGGCCTGTCCGTTGTCATCCTCTGATTGCTTAACGTATTCCTGCATCAATCCGTAAAGCTTCATAGCCTGTGCATTGTCCACATTGCGGACAAATTTATCATCCTTACTGTAGATTTTTACGCGCGTTACAACATTTTCCGCAGATTCCGAAATTGCGGAATCCATAAGATTTACGCCGCCTTCGATGATAATCGTGCTACTGTTAACGCCTTTTTCTTGTACCGAAAGTTTTCCGCCTTCAAATCGGATCTGATATTTTTGCCCGGTTGATTTGCTGGCAAGCGTATAGGCACTTTGGATAATATCGTATAAATTTTTCCCCAAGAAGTTGCGCGATAAAGTAAATCCCGTTCGTGCGATACTACCAACCTGAATCCCATAGTCTGCGCAGACGCGGCGCGTGATCGTCTCAGGCGTTGTTCGCGTAAATTTATACGACGCGGTAATCTTTCTAAGATAGAAGCCCTTATCAAAACAAGTGATGGTGATTTCGCTTTCATTCGTGCTTTTCTCTCTCCGAAAGATATAGCCATCAAAAATCCTTCCATTATGGTCAAACGCGACGGCATCCATCAGATCGCAGCGCACCTTTTCAATTGTGCGATCCGTGGGGGAGGAGAGGATTCCGAAACTTAGTGTTCGGGCACACGATTGATAGTCTCCGCTCCAGGTCACCGTAGTGACATATTGCGTGACATCTGTCGCCTTCCCGCCACCCGTAATTGTGATCTTCATAGTTTTGATGCCTCCGGGATCTTGATGACCTGTCCAGCGTAGATGAGGTTTGCGTTTTTAATGCCGTTATATTTTGCGAGTTTATAGCAAAGAGTTGGTTTCTTGTAAAATCGATTGCAGATCCCCCACAAGGTATCACCGCGCACCACCTTATAGCTACGTACCGTCGATTTTTTAACGGGCGCCGCTCTAGGTTTATTCTTTTTAACGGTTGTCGTGCGTAGCTTTTTAAGTTCCTTGCGCTCGCGTAAAGTCAGGGTTACTTTGATATCGTTCGTGCCGTCATCTTCTCTGTATTCCAGATTTTCTAAATAGACAGGGAGGTTCGACTTTGTTCCTGAGATGATGTAACGTAGCTTGTGGCGGTTTGTTGTGCATTCCCAAAATTTATCAATATAATACTGCGGATTCGCGCGTGCTCCTGGCACCATTTCCGGGCGTTTTCGGCTCGGGAGAACAGCCTCGACTGTGATAGATGCAAGGGTGGTATAGCCCGCAAGGCTGACATCGCCCAAGGCGTGGATATTTACTGTCTCAATTTTCATTCCGCGCTGCATCTGGTAAGATTCCGGTGTGATCGGTAAAGTAATCTCTTCAGTTTTTGTCTCATTTTTAAAAATAACCTTGCGCTCCACTTTATCACCCCGCCTGGATCTCCGCCTGTTGGCGGATCGCTCCTACTATCTGCTGCGTTAGCCTGTAAAAGTCCTGTTCCTCCCGTACCACAGGATTATTGATATTGATGATATACCCCTGACTATCATCTCCTGCGCGGGAGGCGCTCGCAGTACGCACCTCTTCTCCCTCGTGCAGGAGGGCTGGGTACCCATCATATGGGACACGCAGCATTCCAATTGCCTTGGAATTAAAAGGCTTTTGGAAAGGGTTTCGGAGGGTCGGTCGATTTAAAGCGTTGTCCAGTGCTTCAGCAGGATCTCCCAGTTTGCTATGCTCCGGCGTAACGTAGGAGGTGTAGCTTGCCCCTCTGGCAGACAAATATCCGCGCCCGAATTCTTGCCCCATCTCGTAACCATAGTTCCAGTAGGTTTTATCCTGCTTCATGGAATTCTGGATACTACCTACAAGGCCTTTTTCGGCCTGTACCATTGTTTTATACCCTTCTGTATCCTTAAAAGCGTTTTCACCTTCTATCTGTGCTTCAGCCATAATGCGCCCCATTTCTGCGCCATTTTTCGTCGCTTTGGCCTTCTGATATGCATCGGATTGCATCGCGCTTTGCACGGCATCGCGCATCGCTTTCTCGCGCTCGTTTTCAAGGCTCGCCTTCCATTGGCCGATTGATTTATAGGCTTCCTGCTGTTCCTTCGCCATTTCACCTCCGAGGTAATCAATCTGCTCCTGCATACCTTTCTTGCGTTCTTCGTTGTATCCTTCGCCCATTGCGGCGTTCAAGTTCTCAGTCAGACCCTGCAATGTGCTTTGCATACCCTCAAACGACGTGCTTTGCAGTTGCATCGCACCTTCGTAAGCTTTCCCCATATAGTCGGAGATTGCTTTTGCAGCTTCCGCGCCAGGGATTAATCCTTTTGAGATTTTTTCGTACACTTCTCCTTTGCTGATGCCCCCAGCTTGTGCTAAGTAGCCTATTGCATCAACACCGCGCTCCTGAAGGATGTTGATATACTCCAGTGTGGTTTTCCCAGAAGATTTCATACGCCCGATCGCTGTTGCCACCATCTTCATATCTTCGGTATTCATGCCAAGCGCCGCGCCCGCGTCCCCGACTTTCGTAAGCTGCGGAATCATTTCTTTTTCATTGTAACCGTAGGTAAGCAGCGTTTTTGACATTGCCGTCAGATCGTCAAAAAGGAACGGCGTATAATCCGCCATTTTTTTCACCTCTGACAGATACGCTTTTGCCTTTCCATCATCTTTCATCATGGTGGAGAAGGCCATCTGCGTTTTCTCACGACTTCCAGCCAGTTTAATTCCATTTTCTAGATCCTGTGCCTGCTGGGTCGTGACGGTTGTATATGCTTCCTGCACCGCGCTTTTATACGCTTCGTTTTTGTTGGAGAAGTCGTAAGTTGCGCTAGAAATAATGCCGGAAACTGCGCCTGCGGCTGCACCAACTGCTGCACCTTTCGCTCCTGCAACGCTTCCCATAGCCGCTCCCTGCGCGATGCTTGATAGTGTGGTTCCGAACATAGTTCCGGCTCTGTCTCCGAACGCGGATGAAATAACGCTTGTCGCTCCCTCTGACAAGGAGTTTCCGATCATTTGGGCAATGCCCGCTCCTGCAAGAGAAGATAAGATACTTTTTCCAGTATCTTCCGAGCCTTTGGAACCGATGACTTTTTTTAAACTTCCGGCGCGGTTATCCGCCTTACTGATGGCATCTGACATGGATTTAATTTCTTTGGCGGTTGATCTAGCTTCATCAGAAACAAGCTTTAAATTTCGTCTGGCATTTTCGTACTTATCGCTAGCAACCTGTGCCGCCATTCTCTTTGATTCTTCGCCTGTTCTTTTGAACTCCTTTTGCGCGTCCTGCATGGCTTTTTTAAGGCTGTCTGTGTCCGATTTTAGCCTAGATTGTGCTTTATCCAGCGTATCTAGCTTTTTATACATTCCGTCGAGATCCTTTGTGAATGATTTGCTTGCTGACTGCATCTTAGTCACTGCATCTGAATACTTGTCCTTGACGCTCACCGCGATGCTGATATCTCGTCCCATGCTCTCACCCTTTACACGCCGCGTTCTTTTTCATAAAACGCTCTGATAACAATTCGCCATCCTTCCGGGAGACGGTAAAAGTCCCACGGAAGGAGATTGTGATCCCGAAAAAGACAGAAGCTAAGTTGCATCTCTCTGTCCGTTTCTACTTTTTTTTAATATCATCCACTATCCTGACTGTATCGGTTCGATATCCGGAAAGCTTTTCGATCTGAATAGAAATATCCTCGATTTCCCCCGGGCGAAGGATACTTTTGATTAGTTCGATTGGTGTTGGAGCGTCATGTGCTCGCATCAGTTCTTCGCTGCGCAGGTTCGGAGACACAACGCCTTCAAGAACAACATGCAGAGAAAAATCGCTCTGATCTTCTTTTTCTCGCAGCCGCGCCACCGTGTTGTATGGCAAGGAACGGATTTTGAAAACCACATCTTTTCCTAGTTCCTCACTGAGACTAAGCAGTTTGATTTCTTTTTCCGCCTGCTTGCGTGCGCCCATTCCAAGCAGTAGTTCCATTGTTTGATCCATTTCACTCACCTCACTGAGATTTTATCCAAGAACTTATAGTCCCCAAACGTAAATGCCGATTCGACCTTTCCGACAGCCCCAGCCTCCCAGTCGGCAAGCGTTAAATCGTCGAAGGATACGTCATACAGCGCAACGCGCTCCGCACCATAAGCGTCTGGATCATCCAGTAGCGTTACGATTGTAAAACGCGGATCCTCGCCTTTTTTGATTTTTTCAGAAATCAGGGATGCCATGCGCGAATTCGTCTTGTGCATCATGAGCGACCCTGTGTTTTCGATGCTCGTTGTTTTATGCCCCACTGTCATCACGCCAGCGCGTTTAATCTGCTCTTTTGAGAATTTTGATGAAGCTTTGAGCCCATATGCTTCTCCTACCTCTTCACCAGATAACCATACAGTTCCATGAGAACCATTGATCACCCGCTTATCGCTGTCCATGCCCTTTGCCATAATCATTACCCTCCTTAAATCGTAATTTCGATTGCAATATCCTCAATTGCGTCGAGAATATGGATAGATGCTTTCAAAAAGACGTGTGACCCTGTTGCGGCCTTTTTGATTTCATCTTCGCTCATGCTTTCAACGTCAACGCCATTCTCACGAAGGTAGGCACGCTGCTTATCGATATCAATTTCCACCGTAGAGAAACCGGCTTGTAGGATGCCTTCCTGCTCCATAACAGAGAAATAATTCTGGAGTGCCGTGATGAGGAGGCATTTGTTATCATAGCTGTTAGGATACTTGCCCTGATAGGTATCTTGAAGCGTGAGTTTCAGATCGGTTTTTATCTGGCTAATTGTATCTATAATTTTGATCTTTTTGTATGACACGCCTTGCCTTTCCGTCACAGTTTTGAGGCTGGTGACACCGCGCCCGATTTTGACCTTTTCTCCATCGTGCCAGATGATGAATTCCCCGTTATCCACAGCGGTATCCATCTCTGATCTTGTCATTCGCTTAATATCTTCGACCTCGGGTAGCGGCGCACTCGTGCAGGAAATGGTAAGCGGCGTTCCACAGATCATCCCGGCCATGCGGCTGCACTAC